ATCAGATTCAGGTACACTAGCACGAACCTTCCTAGAACGCCAATTAAAAACCAACAGAGGTGACCCTTACCAGTCGTTGATGATACATAGAGCTATGTCAGCTGAAATACCAAAGATGATTGATACAGGGTTGTTCCCGGCCGTTAAATTGATTAGACCAACTGAGTTTAAGCCGTGGGTGTCTAGGTTTCCGTCAGGCAAGCGCCGAAAATATGAGAGGGCCCATGCTATGATAGGGGCGTACAAATTACCCAACCCGCCAAGATTTACAGCTATGATCAAGAGTGATGAGACTTTGTTGCATGGTGAGGGGGTGTTACCTAGATGTATAATAATGAATAAACCGTGCAGGGTAGTTCGATTGGGGCCTCAAGTAGATGCTATACAAAACTACTTCAAGGCTTTTTGGAATTTAGATCACAAATACACGTTTACTAGTGGCATTAGGTCAGAGAAAATCGCCACAGTTATAGCGCAATTTGCACACCCAATAGACGTGGATTACGTTGGTTGCGACGCTAGTCATAGTATTGGAATGACCCATTTGCGTCTAGCAGTGCTAGCACAATATTTTGAGGATATGTTAGCTAAAGATGAATATCTCAAGGGTGCCTCGTCAATAATACGCAACCGTTTTCGGGAGTTAGTATGTAGTATTATCGGAAAACTGCGGTCAGGCGACTTGGACACTACAATAGGAAACGTAATTATGCAGGTTTTAAACCTAACTATAGCCGCCAAATTAGCTAAGGTATCAGTTAGTAGATATTGCTTCACGGGAGATGATGGAGCTATAGACGCAGATGCTAAGTTGGTACCTTTCCTTAAGTGGGTGGCACAGATGCAGGGTATGAGCGTTAAGGTAGCGGTGTGTGACAATTACTCTATGGAATACAACAGCCAAATGCTGATGAAAGTGAAGCCTTTCCATTATGATGGCATGGAGATAACACACGTACTCACACCTAAGATAGCCCGTGGCCTTAAGAGATTCTATGTAAAGATGGATCTTCCATTGAATAAGCAAATGCGCGCTGCAAACTACTGTGAGATGTTTGGCGCACGGAATACACCTATCCTAAGGGCAGTACATAAACACTTGCAGAAGGAGTACGGCATGGTCAAGGATCTCAACGTATCGGAATATTTGCTTAAAATTAATGAAGCTCACAAACCTTACGCCAGCAACATCGTGGATATAGATGAAGCTTATGCAGAT